CTTCATGTACCACTCTTTTGTATCCTCTGAAGCAGCCTACATTGGACGTGAACTTCGTAAACAGTTTAAGGCTGGTGATGTAAAAGGCATCGCACAGTTTGTTGGTACACTTGGAGTTGTCTTTCCTATGGTTGCGCCGATGCTAAAGAGTCTCGAGCTTCTTGCTCGAACAGGATCTTTGCAACAAGCCCAAGCCTCAGCACAGAAGGATTATCACAGTCTCACGAATCCTGATTCTTTTGGTGATTTCACAAGTACCTACTTTGACATGCTTGCCCATATTGGTGCTATGGGTGCATATTACAACTACACTCAAGCCATCAAGGGTAGCCGGCTTGCTAATGCTGTTGTCGGACCTATGATTGGAATGGGTATCACAGATGTAAGTGACTCTGTCAATGCTCTGAGAGGAAAATCTGGTAAACCTCTTGGCAGAGATCTAACACAGATGATTCCTGTGGTAGGTAAACCTCTCTCACACAGACTTTTTCCAACCTTGAAGGAACAAAAAGAAGAAAATCCTAAGCCTTCAAGACTTCGTAAGCATTTTAGTTTTAAGGAAAGGAGGAATCCATGAGCGGTCAAAGTGCAGCACTCTCACTCAAAGAAGCCAAGGCAATGCAGGAACGTGTGCAAGCCAGCGGTTCGCAAGCCAAAGGTTGTGGTGGCGGTCACAGCAAGAAACCACATGAAAACCAAAAAGCAGATCATGCTGGAAAGAATAACAAGTAGTACAAAGGAGCTGCAATGAAGATAGCAATGTCCTCTTTTTCTGGCATGGGCGCGTGGTTTATCTTACGCCTCCTTGCGGAAGGTCATGATGTAGACTACTTTTTGTCCAAGCCAGAGTATTATGAGGATATTCTTGGGGGGTTAATTCCACCCCCCAAGAAGCTATCGCTGGATCATAGGCGCACACAGCAGGGATTTGGGTATCCTTCGTATAAAGGGTATGATTTGTCACTGTTTGACCTCACCGGCAAACCAAAGCAAGCGGATGCGTCTAGAATAGATGCACCGACGCTAGGAGATGGCAGTTTTGAAGAAGCTCTTGAAGACGATAGGAAGTTTGGCTTAGAAGCTATGGAGCAAGCGAGGATTGTGGTGCCGCCTTATGAGGAGTTTAAGACAGCTTCGGAGGGAAAGGCACATATAAAAAAAGAAGGCAAGCGTTACGTCTATAAACCTTACGAGGGTCCAGGTGGAAATGATGATAAGGCGTTGACGTATGTTGCTAAAGATGCGTCGGATATGCTTAAAGTTATTGATAGATTGTATGCACTGTCAAAGAATCAGCCATTCATCCTGCAAGAATTCGTCAAAGGTACAGAGGCCTCGGTGATGGGGTACTTCAATGGTACAGATTTTTACATGCTAACTTGTACACTTGAAGAGAAAAAGTTCATGAATGAAGGCAAAGGACCAAACACAGGTTGCTCTGGTAACCTAGTCTTTGCTATCTCAGAGGAGTCTAAACTCTATCGTGAGGGCTTGAAGAGAATCATACCTTTTCTACGCGAGAATCGTTTCACTGGTATGATTGATCTTAATACCATTGTGACAATGGATACAGCTTACGGCTTAGAGTGGACGCCGCGATTCGGCTATCTCGCCGATTCTACTATAGCTGCCATGTATGGTTCAGGTTTTGGCGAGATGCTACAACGTACAGCGTCATTCCAGATACCTCAGATTAAATGGCGAGCGCCGTTTGGAATGTCGGTGACGCTCTCGATACCACCATATCCTACTGAGATTCGAGTTCCTAAAGCCAAGGATGTTCCAATTGAGGGACTTGATCCAGAGGATATTGAGCAACTTACACACACGTATATGTACGATGTGAAACTCGCTAAAGATGGAAAGTCCCTTGTCACTAGTGGTAACTATGGTTATGTTTGCGCACCTATTGGCATAGGCGATTCTATCGAGGAAGCCGCAGCACAATGCGATAAAGCACTCAATAAAATCAACATTCCAAACATGCAGTATCGCACTGACATAAACAAAGCAACTCTCAAGCGTTATCAATTTCTCGAAACTAACGGATGGCTCTAGGAGGAAGTATGAAGAAGTGGTTTAGTTTTTTTAGTGTGTTGTTGTTTTCAGGTGTGGCTGTCGCTCAGACAACCATAGTTGTCGGTGTTGCCACAGATTCTGATAGTACGCTATGGGTAAATGGGACAGTTTCTGCACAGTTTGTTCCTAATCCAGCACAGCCAAACCTAAACGTGTACCGCATTAACGGTGCGCCGCTCTCTAGTGCTGTTATTATGCAAGGTCCAATCTCGCTTGGTAGCGGTGGAAACTTCTCTGTTACTGTGTATGACAATACTCAAATCACACCTTCTGGAAGTCAGTGGCAGTTTACTGTATGTCCTAACGCTTCGTCTAAGTGCGGCAGTGTGACTACTGCGGTATCAGGTTCAGGACAAAGCATTACTACATTGATTGACGCCGCTATTCCAGCGCCGCGTTTTCCCGCTGTGGCAGGAAGTTTCGGTTATGTCGATGTAGAAGGTATTCTCTCTACACCAGTAGGAGGAACATACTGGAATGTAGTTAGTTCTTGTCAAAGATACTATAATGGCTCAAGTTGGAGCTGTGGCTCTTTACCAGCAGGAAACACGTTTCCTGGTCCTATTACCGCACCGGTAGTGAATGAAGTGTACGCGGTTGATGGCTTGACGTACTCAAGCGTCAATGCAGCCCTGACTGCGTGCGAGGGAAGCTCCAGTTCTGGCTGTACTATCGATGCACGTGGGGGACTGGGATCACATGCCCTGGGTACGATTCAAGCGACTAAACCAACGACTATTCTGCTGGGACCGTTCCAGGATTACACGGCCAATCAGATTGTGCTGGTGAATGGATTCCATCTGATTGGCGCATCTGAAGGGTTTTCGACAACCATCACCTCATCGTCCACCACAAATCAGGCACTGCTCACTGCCACGCAAACGACTATAGGTTCAAACCAATATGTCACCGGAGTGGTAGTCCAGGACATTGCGTTCAACCCCGCACCCGGTGCTACAACGCAAGACGGGATGTTCCTCGACATGTCCAACCCCAATAATAGTGTTGTCGACTGTTTCGAATACTCGACATTCCAAGACCTGAGTTTTGGAACCTTCCCCGGCGTGAGCATACATCTGCGTTCCGATGACAATGGTGGTCACGTTGTCCAGTTTACGAACTTCTATAACGTGAATGCCTTTCGCGCGTCTTCAGCAACCTCACAATCTCTGCGGATTGAAGGTGACATCGGGCAGGTTCACTTCTACTCTGGCCAGATTGAAGCATGGGATTGGTCGGACAACGGGACTAACATCTACATTGGTGAATACAACGGCGGCTCAAGGAATCCTTATTCAATTTCTTTCGCTAACACGTCGATGCAGGGTGGTGCGGTCATAGCCCAGTTCAACGGCGCTAATAACATCACATTTCAAGGCACGCATCACGAAGGCATTTCTGGCCACACGAACGGCTTCCTGTTCACGCTTGGCGGAAGTCAGAATTATGACATCCTGTTTGACGGAATTACGATGGCCGCAAACATAGCGAACGGCCCTTACACGAATCCAGGTCCAGGTTGCTCCGCGGATACGAGCACGACACAGGGTTTTGTGTTTGACACCTATTGCTCGGGAACAGTCAACGGAATGGTTGTGCGCGATTCCTATTTGCCCGCTAACTCGGGGGTACAGGTGCTGGTGAATAATTCCAACACGCAGATGCAGAGCAACATATTTCGGGACAACACCTACAGCGGAACCCCGATTACCTCGCATGGCACGTCTGTGCTGCAACTCACTGGCTCGTCGACCATTCAGTTGAGTATGGCTGAGCAGTATTTCGTACTTGGCACGAACGCAATATCCACGATCAATGGCATAAATATGCCCGGTCAAAAGGTAACGTTCATTGCTGGACAGCCTGGAGTAAACTTCTCTACCGCAGGAAACATCAACCTGCCTGGGCTATCATCTCTCACGCTCCAGTATGGGCAGTCCGCATCCTTTATGTACAACGACATCACGTCGAAGTGGGATTTGATCGCAACAGGTGGCGACAGCTTCAACACCTGTACCCTTACAGGCGGCTGCGTCCTAGCCAACGGCACCTCAGCCACCACACAATCACCGGGCAACAACAGTACCAATATTGCAACTACAGCGTATGTGGCCTCACCTGGGGCGATTGCGCCGACTAATGTCACCGCGCCGGTAGTCTACGGAGGAAGCGCAGCAGGGTCAACGCTCACGCTGGATGGTACGTCCAACGGATCACCATCGAGTGCCTATGTACTTATAAATCCATCAGGGCAGGGCAACGTCGGCATCGGGACGACAACCCCACACAGCAAACTAGCCGTAGTAGGTCTTCCAGTCTATGCCAACAACGCAGCAGCTATCGCAGGAGGGCTGGCAGTGGGAGACTTTTATAGAGACGGATCAAATCCAGACCATGTTTGCGTAGTTCATTGAGGAAACGCGCAACTAAGAAAGCCCTACTCGATGTTCCGAGTAGGGCTTCCTATAATTATAGCAACATTAGGATCCATGCTATTGATAGGGCACCTCCTTAGCTGGCGCTCAAAACAAAATCAAAAGCTGCCATAGCCTCAGCACCTTCAATCTTGATCGCGCCGTTATAGTAGTCCATGTACTTAAATGGAAGTCCAGCCTTGTTTGGAATCATTGTTCCTGCTTGGAAACCAAAGAGAATACGATCACCGATCTTGAATTCAGCTTTCTCTCTTGCTACAGAACCCATCGAAACTACGACGCCGGTAGTAGGGAATTCTTTTGCTGAACGTGGAATCCAGACTTTGCCACCTACACCGTTACACTCCGGACAAACTTCGTCTTTGGCAACGCTGTCAGGATCGCCACCGCATTCTGGACAAGCGAAAGAAGCCCTAGCATCTGCCACAGAATCTCCAAGATCTTTACGAATGCCCTCTATTTGCTCCAACGTGTATTTAAGACCTGCTCTACCACATGTTACACACTCACACTGATACTTAATACGCTTTTTACCTAGACAAGTCTTACACTCATAGCCTGAGAGTGGAATATCTAAGCTAACAAGTATTCTCTCTCCCAAGGCTTCAAATGTATAAGCGTAACCTGGAATAGTAACCTTGTTAGAGCCGTCAAGTACAATCTCGTTGGAAGACTTGAGTGCTATGTCAGCAGCGTCTTCGGCTTCGAGCTTTAGACGTTCAGCTTCAAGAAAATTTGGTGTTCCGGGTGCCACGGGTTCTTCCGGTGCCACATTCACGGACTTGCTTGATTCTGGTATACTCCAAATCGCCATCATGGACCTACCTTTTTTGCTGCGGGTTGATAAAACGTCATTTTGTTTGAATTCACTACATTGCAATAACCAATGGCTTCAAGAACGTAAAGAATTCTATCAAGAGCTTCTGGGGAGTTCAAGTGTCTGTGTAAGGCTTTGAAAATCTCTTTTTTTGAGACTCTGCCATACTTCTCAATAAAATCCTGTACTCGCGCTGTTACTGCGGCATCCATTCCTTCTCCAGCGCCGCGGAAAAGTTTTATCAAACTTACAAGAATCTTTTGTATCTCTGCTATGGCGTTAATCATATCCATCTCAGAGATGTGAAGAGTGTTATCACGAGAGACGCTAAAGATCATAGCTAACTTGAGAATGTGAGCTTTGATTCTAGCTCGAAAATTTGCTACAGCTTCAGAATCATCTTTTGATGAGGCAGCACGATTGAGACGTAGAAAAGCCTCAAAGCGTAATCGTGCGGCAGTATCTATGACAAACTCTCCACGAAGAGTACCTATTTCTTGGAGATCAAGAACAAGGTTATCGTAGAGAGCTTTGGACTTTAAGTTCTTTTTAAGTGGTTCTGGAAATGGTAAATCTTTTGAAGGATTTTCGGCGTATATAAAAAGACAACGACTTGAGAAGCCTCCTGTAATAACCATGTGCGCCTCTCTATTGACATTGCGAAGAAAATCTGGAACGCTTGCCGCAAGCAAAGAGCAGCACATATTATCAATGGCCACATTTCCCTTATTCTTTGTTTGATATTCATAGGTCGTTTTACTCCACGCTTCTTCAAGAAACTCAAGCATCCAATCTGATGCTCCAAGTAAGACACGAATCTCAGAACTAAAGAGCAGGCAGTTGTGATCATTTTTACCTAGCACAAGCTGCATATTCTTTAGCTGCGGCGCTGTACTCCAACCATCCGAGATACGCTCGATAATACGTTCTGCGGTAATGCGATCAGATAGCGTATTGACTACCTGATTTGGTTTAGTATCAATAATCATCTGCTCCAAAATGTTCATCGAAGCTCCTTTACCAACACCAGGAGGTCCAACAAGTACTATAAACATATTCGGATACAGTGTGTATGTACCAATCTGAAAGTACACATTGTTTTTGAGCGCCGCTCCAACGAGAGAGAGTGCCGACCAGATGATAAACGTATCAGGAATATCAGTATGAGGACTAACACAGTCGATAAAACTTTCATGAAACGGCTTCTTTAAGACCCTGCTCATGTTAGAAGCTCTTTCTTATGCTGTGATTAGAACTTGCTTTGGTTCTGCCGCTGCTAATTTGTCTCGGAGTTTCTCAATCGCCGCCTTGACTCCAGCACGAGTTACTTCTTTGATTTTGACTGTTGTTTGGAAGTCGTATCCAACTTCTGCTTCGATAGGAATCTCAACTGTGATTCCGTTATGGAACACGATTGTGCGTTTAAATGAATCGACAACGCGAAGCAGGTACTTATATACAGTCTCGGCATCGTCTCCAACATCTTGCACAATCGAGTCATGGCCTTCTTGGACGATTTTACGTTCGGAAAGGTCATAGTAACTTTCCATCTTGAGCACGGCAAATCCTGTGTTATCACCCACTGTTGACTGCGGGATATAAGCATAGGCTTCTTTGAAGATACTGGAATTACTATCATTTGGTCGCGCTCCTAGAAATTGACGTTCTCTCCCAAAGGGAGTTACTAGCATGTGGGTTTTGGAGATTGTGTCTTTGATATACTGATGAAAAATCTTCTGCACAGAAGGATCGTGAGCAGCCACCTTGTCGAGTAGGGACTTGCAATCTTGCTCACTAAAGCTGAAACCTTCTTGTGCTAACGCATCACTCATACGACCAGCTTTCATGTCGTAGTTGCTGGCATGACGAGTTTTCTTCCCAAGATACCGTTCCATTGAATCTTTCCACTCACCAGGAGTTTTCGCTGTGAGTGGAATGCCGAAGATAACAGAAGCTAAGCGTGTGTGCCGACCGTAAACGTCAGTATCATCTCGTAGTTCCTTGAGTGCTTGGTGATTCTCAGAAAGCGCACTTACTGGCCAATCTTCGGCACTGATTTGATCGACCATTAGGAAGATGTTTCCGGGTCTAGCAACAAGGCATCGTCTATACATCGATGCCACGTCCGAGTGCTTTGGAAAATTCTGAGCATTGTTCCCAAATCCAAAAGTGTGTCGTCTAGAAGAACGCCTTCCAGTGAGGGTGCCGGCGACGTTATAGTTAGAGAGGAAGAAAGCCTCAGACCCTCTCGTGAGCAATCGAGCGTTAAGGTAAGAGGAGTAGAGTTTGCCAAGTTCTCTAATCTTGAGAATTGCTCTAATTGCAGGGTCTCCTCCGGGATACGCAAACTGATTCTTTGAGAGCATCTTCTGGAGTGCGAGTTCTCCGGTTGAGTAGTTTTGCTCATAATCTCCCTCCGAGTTTTTCTTTGTGATTTTGACTACTTCA